TACGCGGACGGTAGGCAGGAGTGGTGGATAGAAGGGATGCGTGTAAAATAAAAATGATTTGTTGTATTAAGTATTGTTATATCCACATAACAACACTAATGCCTGTCATCTCTAATATATGTCAACTACATCTTAGAAGCATACTACAATCTGTTGTTTCACGATTCCTATACCGTGAAGAGATCAATAATATGTGTGGGGCGAATAGGTACCTCAACGAGTTATTTCTAGAGGATTGGCGGTATGTTTATAGGATATGTTTGCATCACCAACCTCATAATTACGATGGACCAGCAATAATACACAAGAACGGTGATCAGTTCTGGTATAAGGAAGGAAAGTGTCATAAAGACGGAGATCAATCGGCAATAATCTTCGCGAGCGGTGATCAATGGTGGTATAAGGAAGGGACGATACATAGAGAAGGAGATCAACCAGCAATAATCTACTTGGACGGTAGTCAGTTCTGGCTTAGGGAAGGAAAGTACCATAGAGATGGGGATCAACCGGCAGTAATATACGAGGGCAGTACTCAGATATGGTATAAGGAAGGGAATCGTCATAGAGACGGGGATCAACCGGCTCTAATCGACGCGTTCGATACTCAGGAGTGGTGGAAGGAAGGGAAGCGTCATAGAGAAGGGGATCAACCGGCAGTAATCTTTGCGAGCGGTCATCAGGAGTGGTGGTGGGAAGGGAAGCATTATAAGGTAATTCTAAAATGATTTCATATTTTGTTTCTGAATATAAGATCATGCTTAAATTTCTGAGGTCGTTTGTGTATCCGAATGGAAGGTATGACGCAAGATATACACAATTTGTAGGATGGTCTTTTGTGTCCAACATTCTTGTCTCTACTCAGCATGCGCTTTCGGTTCATAGTATGCTTTCTGCATTGGACGTGTGTAATTCGGATGTAAGTAGAAGTGTAAATTATATGGGGAAAGATGTGATAGGGCAACTAGGAAGTCTTTGTTATATGTCTAAAGGTGCGAAACTTGCGGACAAGAAACCGTTGCTATTTCTATCCCGATCTCATGTTTGCCAGCAGGTATCTTATATTTTGATGTGCGCTACGCCTATATTTGATTCACGTTTTCTTATTGTTGCTGGATCTGCGAGCGCACTCACGAATCTCGCCTTTATTGGGTTTGGTGCGATAAATCAGAAGTGTATTCCCAAGATTGCATTAGATGATAACATTGGCGAGATCTCCGCGAAAGTGGCAGCGCTGAACACACTGGGATCTAGTGTGGGGATGGGGTTGGGTATTGCAGTCGCCTCAACATGTCCCGATCATCTTACGCGCATGTTTGTTCTTCCAATTATTGGCATAGCCCGTGTTCATACGCTTAATCTAGCAATAAAAGGGATTGTCTAAACGCTCTAATATCGACAGAGCGTCTAGTAGTTGTTGGATATAGTCGGTGTTCGACTGGAAGTTGTTGTTTGAGTTTCATGATATTGCTGAACTCTTCGACTAGATCTTCTTTAATAAGATCGGTGATGCCTCGTTTCCAGAGACGCTTCATTTCTATAAACTTCATGGTTCTCGTTGCAATCTCTTCCTCAAGCAATTGTACCGAGTCTGGTTCTTGCATATATTATTAAAAATTGGATTATTCTTTAAACTTACGATTGATTTTTTGAAGTCTAAACAGACAAGAGATACAATTATGTCGAAGTTTGAGCTTGACGAAGAAGTCATTGCCTATATGCGATCGTTGGAGGCACATCCATTCAATTCGCCTGAATTAATTATCGAAAACGATAATCCAGTATGGACATTGCTTATGCGATACGGTGCCTATATTCGTGAGAAACCAACCACTGTAGGTTCGCATTATGAGCTAGCTGATCGAGTCATATGTCTTTCGAGAAATGATAGTACTCTCGAACTTAGCCTCGCAGTAGGGAAACATCGTTTGAACTGGAGAGGTACAACATTCGAAGTCGAAGTGCATGCTGAAGAGAATAAGGAATGGGTTCGTGTATATCTGGAAGACGATCCGATTAAGTGTGCCGCATTCGAGGAGTTCTTGAGATACGCACGCGAGAGGAGTCGACGAAAAGGAGGGTCAGATATTGATAAAATTGTCGTAAAGGTTATGAAAGGCGGAACGTGGACAGAAATGACGAACTATCCGAAACGTCCTGCAAATACACTGATTACAGGCGATAAGACTGTTCAGTTAATGATTGATGATATGCGCGATTTCATTGATAGCGAAGAACAATTTATCGCACACGGATTTCCCTACAAACGGAACTACCTTATTATTGGTCCGAAAGGTAGTGGGAAATCGAGTATGATAACTGTGCTCGCTTCTGCACTTGATTTAGATATCTGTTTCTTCACGGTAACTCCAAACATGAAGGAACAGGATTTGTGTTCTGCAATTCGGTGCATCTCTAACAAGAGTATGTTAGTTATAGAGGACGCTGAAATATTATGCAAACAGGCATCATCGGGAGCAGAGACTGCACTCTCAGTACTCACTAATGTATTGGACGGAACGTTGCACAAGCACAAACTAATCACGATCTTGACATCGGCTGAACCCAGCAGTCTTGATAACGTTCTTGTGCGACATGGTCGTATCGACTACACAGCTCGACTGGATTTTGTGACAAAGGAACAAGTTGAGTTAATGACTGCGCAAACATTTATGAAGAAGGAGGGTTATCTTCAACTGGCGGAGAAGGTTTGGAAACAGGTTCATAGACTTGGAGCTATCAGTTCGACTGTAGTTGCACGGTTCTTGTTCCATCACAGGAAGAAAGATCCTTCTTCTATGGATGATGAATGTTGCGAGGAGTTATCCCTTGGGACTCATACAAAACATATTTCAGATGGGGAGAGAGCGGTGCCAGATCATTTTTATATGTAAGTCAAGTTGGTGTTTTTTTTCTCTGTTTATGTAGATTCTTACCTACCTTCTCAGGGATACTTCAATTATCATTGAAGTCTATATGTACAGTAGGAAGTGATTTCAAATTTTGACTAATTGGTCAGTCAAAATATCATACGGTTTTCATTGTCCATATGAATTTATTTTTCCTTAGAAGATCAGTGTAGGGAAATATAATTTACAATTGATTTATGGATGGAGTACCCCGATACAATTTGAGATGAGGAAATCAAACGAGAAGAAATCAAACGAGAAGAAGGCTAACGAGAAGAAGGCCGCACTCCTCCGCGCGCAGATGACGAGAGTATCCGTATCCAAGCCAAAGGAGAATACTAATGCACAAGAGGCATTGAATGTTGAAGAGAATCTCAGATCTCCCATTTGTTGTGTACTAGGGCATGTTGATGTGGGCAAGACAAAACTACTTGATCTTATCCGTTCTGGGTCGATACAGGGAAGTGAACCAGGTGGAATAACTCAAAAGATTAGCACAACATATTACTCTGCCGCGGCTATTGAGCGCGCCACCGTCGAATTTAGGAAGAAAAGGAAGGGAATGAAGGTGCGCGTGCCTGGTATACTATTCATCGATACTCCAGGACACGAAGCGTTCGCTAATATACGAGAGTCCGGATCCGCAATATGCGATATAGCAATACTTGTTGTGGACATAACTAAGGGTATTGAAAAACAAACAATTGAGGCTCTCAGACAATTAGAGGAGAAAAAATGCCCTTTTATTGTGGCTCTCAACAAGATCGACCGAATTTACGGATGGCAATCGCATAACAACATGACGTTTGAGGATACATACAGTATGCAGGTAGAGCACGTGAGAGAAGCATTCGATCATCGTATTCGCGAAATCGTAACGGAATTCGCAATGCAGGGCGTAAACGTCGCAATGTACACGTGTAAAGATATGTCTTTCTCACCGATAGTCCCGATATCCGCAAACAGTGGAGAGGGACTACCTGATCTCTTAGCATATGTTGTCGTGTTGACGCAGAAAACTCTTGACGTTAATTACGACGAGAATAATGTTTCTGCAACAGTACTGGAAGTAGAAAATGGTGAAGGGGTAGGTAAGATAGTGAATGTAATTCTCATTAACGGTAAGCTAAATGTCCGTGATAACGTAGTTATGTGTGGACCATCCGGTCCAATTCATGTACGAATCAAAGCTCTTATCACAAGTGATAACTCAAGTAATAAAAGTGTGAGGGCCGCACAGAGCGTGCGCATTGTGGGATCTTCTCAAGATCCGGTCGTTGGTACACCAGTGCTCGTTATTCGCGGCGGGGATAACGTGCAAGAGTTAGAGTATGCTGTAATGCGAGGGCTTAATGAAACGTTGGACAATCGTGTCTACCAGGAGAAAGGCGTATGCGTCCAGGCCGCAACACTGGGATCTCTCCAGTCGTTCACCACACACTTAATGAGTTGTGATATTGGCTGTTCATACTCTAATATCAGTACTGTAAATAGGAGAGATATACAACGAGCAGCGGCAATGATATCTAAGGGAGTTGAGTATGCTGTTGTTCTAGTGTTTGGCGTGAAAGTATCACCAGAGGCTCGCGCATACGCAGACGAGACTGGAGTACGCATTTTCTCAGGAGATGTCATCTATAGTCTCTCTAATGAATACCTTGCTTACGTACAAGAGATTAAGGAAAAGGAAAAAGAGGCTGTTGTAGGAAATGCTGTATTTCCCTGCGTGTTAGCCATTTATGAAGAACACATTTTCAATACACACTCTCCTATTGTATTGGGATGTAAGGTCGAGTCAGGCCAGGCCAGAATCGGTACTCCTCTTGTAATACCGACACAGGATGGCATCATCATCGGCAAGATAACATCAATGCAGCAAGATAAAAAAGATATCACAATCGCTGAGGCTGGCAAGGATATCGCTGTCAAGATTGAGCAGTCACAGGGCGACCAAGACTACTATTACGGCCGACATTTCACACACACCGATAAACTCGTCAGCAAGTTGTCCCGCGAATCCATTGACCTATTGAAGACATACTTCCGCGATGAAGTGAAACCAGCCCATTGGAACTTGATTAAGAAGCTGAAAGGGGTATTAGGCATAATGTAATTACGTCTAACTTATTTCGGAAGTTTTTACGTCCGATCATTACCCAAATAAATAGGACTTTGAATTGAATTTGATTGTAAGTATTGAATACGTATGAGTCGATCCATACTCATGAGCAGTGGTTTCCAAGATGTGTTCGGAGATGCTGAAATCTCGAACAATGTGTCTTATCACCTACGACCACAAGACGCCGCATGTCTCCGCAGTGTCGACCGAATCTCGCGCGACAATAGCAAATACCGACATCTCGGTAATTAAAATTGTTGAGACGAAATCCGGTAAGTATGGACACGGATACGGGTTATTAACTTTTTTGACTGACAATCCAGTCAAAAACACAAACAAATATCCATATCCCTACATATCTTATACAAAGGGTTCGACGTACTCTGCGTTGTATCTGGCGCTGTGAAATTTCCAGAAGTCCTCGCATCCAAACCGGAATGAGCTTGGCACGGGAGTTGCCTTGTAGTAGTAGACGCAGTCTTGCCAGTCGCTTGTATGGGCGGCGTTGTGTATATATAGGGCCGTGTAGTCGTTAGTGACTTGGTCCATGACTTCGCAGAACATGTGAAAGTCGGGGATAATACTGGCATAGTTCTCCCAGAGAACCTTGCGATTTCTCAGGTTTGGCTCACGTAGGATGAAGACGCCGTCGACACTAGTTCTTATAACGGGTTTGATGTCCAACGCGAACTGGAGACTAAGAATATATAGCATTTTAAAATGTCTCCCTCGTTTATATAGTCCGTGTTGGAGGGGTTTATTGAATATCCGCGGATCATCGGTACAATCATCAAGCAGACACACCGCCCAAGGCACTGGAAGGTGTTCTTTTGCTAATCTCTGGCGTCGTACGAAGTCTTGGACTTTCGCCTCATCGTAATCAGGATATACGAAGAGATCCGGGAAAATCTTGCTATAGAATCCGTTGCTTAGCTCTGTGCCGCTCATGGCAATTCCTGCTGGGAAGATATGTTTCTTTGCATAGAGTAAAGAGGCGATTAGGGTTGATTTACCGGTGTTCCGCACAACGTCACAACTTCCTAGGAGAAAACGGTGATTGCCATCAATAGTGAAACCGTAGTAGTCGTCTTCTCCCACTGGAACTAGGGAAAAGTTTGATCTTAGCACGTTTACACTTGATTCACCGAATGTGAATTGTTTACAGGGGAGTATGGATAGATCTCCTTTGATAGTGATTCTGTTCATTACCCCTCCTTTCCGCATTCGCAAGGTTGTTACAGTGGCAAGTAGTCCTAAGCTCCTTGCTAGGAAAGCGGTACCATCCACTTGTAGCGTGTCGTAAATCTCGACTGTATCGTCTGCGGACTGATTGCCGCAATTATCAATAAGCCCTGCTAAGAGGGCTAGTCGATTATCTCGGCTATTGACGAAATAGTCATGAGGAATTGATGTGTGAACAATCCCGTTATGACTACTACCAAGAGTACTCCCAAAAGCGTAAGGACATACGTTCGTGTCTTTTTCTGGGAAGTCAATGGCAGTACGGAAGATCTTCCAATCATCTTGCCATTCGTCTGGATTAGCGATATATTCTCTGACAGTAACTTCGGCAGTTACATCCTTATTGTTGATAAGGACAAGTTTATGACCTGCATTTACGGTGTAGGTTTCTCCATATTCTGGGATAACGTCGTACATACTTTCCCGATTACGGCAGAGTGAAATGACTGTTCGAGACGTAGAATCGTCTCCCATAATGATGTCACCTACTTTGATATCTTCTACTTTCTCTTGAATACCGTCGTAACGCATGATTTTGGTACCTCTTGCGAAGCACCCTGGTTTTCCAATAACAACAATTTTTGCCCCGCCTTTATCCGGGTCGTGCATATCTCGCGTGCTCGGTGCTATGATCTCTGGGTCGAGTTCTTTGACTTTGACTACTAATGGGCTAGACATTTGTACTCCTATACAATCGTTTTAAGTAGGATTAAGTTAGTACAATGAGTATACTAGACAATAATTTCCCTTTCATCAACCTCTAACTCTGTAATCTCATCATCGCTCTTCATCATCTCTATCGCGTATATTCCATAAATACTGTGGTCCGACGAGGACATGAACACCATCCAATATAACATGAGTATAAACACAATAGAAAGAACAGACGCCTCACAATCATCCTCATAATTATCAGTCATGTAAAATAAAGTTGTAATAGACCATCCTAATATCACAAAGCGCTCAAGAGGAGCTATCATACATATATATCTTGCCATACTCTTTCCTCTTACATGACTGATAATAAAGAAGGTGGTATTGATGATAGTAAATCCTCCTATAAATCCTGCTAGAATTTTGAGAAGGATATAAGGCATTTCATGATTATCACTGCAGTAATTCTCAAAGCGGAGTAGTATAACACATATTTGTACGATAGTTATATTCATTATGAAATATATGCAGAACGTTACCAGTTCTTTCGCTAGTTCGATAGCCATAACTGTCTTGTATGGCTAATCGTATATTAAATTTCAATTTCCAACGATTTTCACCCCTTATTTAATTGGCTAAATATGTTGTACTCTCTAGACCATTACTGACCTTCCATCATTAATCTCTATCTCTATAACCAGCTCATCCTCTTTCTCTATCTCTACCGCGTACATCCAATACATACTATGTTTCGACCAGGATGTGAACAATACCTGATATACGAGGAGTAAGATCATAATACAAAGAGCAGACGTTCCACAATTATCGCCATAACCACCACATGTGGAAACTGTACATGCAATAATCCATCCATATATCACAAAGTACTCAAGAGGAGCAACCATACAGATATATCTTGCCATACTCTTTCCTTTCAGACAACCAACTAAAATGAGTATGGTATTGATGATAGTACATCCTCCTATAGATCCTGCTAGAATTTTGATAAGGATATAAGGCATTTCATGAGTATCACTGCAGTAATCCTCATAGTCGAGTAGTAGTAAGCATATGTTTATGATAACTAGGTTCAATGAGCAGTATATGTAGAACGCTATTAGTTCCTCCATTAGTTTGGTAGCCATACTTGTCTTGTATGGCTAATCATATAATGAATTTCAATTAACAACGATTTTTTCACTCCTCCTTTATTCAAGTCGTGCTATGATCTTTGACTATGAATGGCTAGATATTTTATTCTACAATAAGTATCCTAGACTATCACTCCACTTTCATTACTAACCTCTACCTCTGTAACCACCTTACCCTCCCTCATCATTTCTACCGCGTACATTCGGTACATATTATGTTTTGATCCAGTGATCAACATCCAATATACGAGGAGTGTTGCCATAATAGAAAGAGCAGACGCCCCACAATCATCTTCATGACCACCAAACATGGAAACTAAAGTTGCAATACTCCATCCTACTATCATGCAGAATTCCAGAGGAGCAATCATACATATATATCTTGCCATACTCTTTCCTCTTGCATAACGGATTAAAATGAGTATGCTATTGATGATAGTAAATCCTCCTGTGGATCCTGCTAAAATTTTGAGAAGGATATAAGGCATTTCATGAGTATCACTGCAGTAATCCTCATAGTGGAGTAGTATCAAGCATATGTTTATGATAATTAGATTCAACGCAAAGTACATTAAGAACAGCGTTATTTCTTCCATTGGTTCGATAGCCATACCTATCTTGTATGGCTAATCATAGAATAAATTTCAATTCTTACTCAAATTCTTATTCATTTCTGTATCTATTTCTTCGTGCCTCTATCTCGTATATCTGTTAATACAGAATACCCTATCGATATTGGTACAATTGCTCCATACGGATTCACCATTTGGCCAACGAACACTGCACCCGCACTATATAGAGAGCCAGCGATGCCAGCTGCGAGACATGAAGATAATGGGGTCCGTTTGGGGTCCGTGGTATTATAAATGTTATATATACCATAAGCAAACCCCGTTAGTGCTACCACATGTTCAGTGCCCAAATATGTAAATACCCTGAGTATCTTGTTCATGTATTTTCACATATCTCTTTGATAGAGATTTCAATTTCCATTTCCAGAAAAAATAATTCCCTGATGTACATATCGAGACTCAAAACGGATTATCATCTCTTTGATATCAGTCACAGACTCCTTGAGAGATGTATATATATCAGTAGTGACTGAATATGGGTTACAGCGGCAGATATAACAGGCCAGAAGACCTACAGCTGCCGCACCAATTTTGCTTAAGGGGTGTTTCTTTGTGAGTTCCATTTCCATTCCAAGGGCAAAGCCGACTGCCGCAAACCCGATTCGCCTACACCATCGTGCGTCTGTTTCCTGCTTCACAACACTCCGTTCTTTTGCAATCATTTTTTGTTCAATGCGCCCCCCAAGGCGCCGAAGGGCTTCATCTTTTCCCTCAATTAGCAATAAACCAAATTTACGAATTATATTTCTCTCTTCCTCTTTCTCATTAGTTGTGTACAACTTTGATATGTGTTCATTCGTACTGAGTATCATACGCTTGAACTCATCTGTCTCCAGATTATCAAGGAGTAACGAATCCACATCCAGTTGGAGAAGGGCACGGTAAAGGTATATCAAGTCCCTCTTAGCATCGTTGTAAACCTCATCCAGTTTATCTATATTAATTTCTTGGTCAGTCTTAATAACTTGGTGTTTGGTTCTGGAATGTACCCAAGCTTTATTTGCATTTTCTGCGTCTGTATTAAGTGCAGAAACAACATCTTCATTAATTTCACCGGAGAGATGCGGACATTGTTCCGAATCAGTGAACACATCGTCCCATGCGTCCAGACAGAGGGTCCCGTTATCTTCTCCATTCTCTTCTCCATTCTCTCCAATCATAACGATATCCATGCCAAGTTTTATAAATAGAGTCTGAAAAATCAATTTTGATGTTCTCGCGGATATCAATCCGGTCAAACTCGTCTAAGGACTATACTCAGGACTATACTCAGGACTATAATCTTCAGATTGAGCCAGTAGCCAAGGAGACGTTGAAGAGAAAATAGCATTAGATACAAGATCAAAGAAGATTCGTTTCCCTGGATATAGTTCTCCATAAATTGTCACTCCATATATTTCTGGGTGCGTGATGATATCGGCATGGTATTCGCGCGAAAGTTCAACTCTTACTATACGTAAGAGAGGGTTAGAATCGGGTGCAAGCCATAAAAACGATTCCGCATATTTCTTAGCAGGTTGATAGAATAAGATAGGATCCTGGATAGCTTTTGTGACGTCCACCGTGATACATAATGATCCGATAACGTTAAGATCTGGATTGTTTATAAGTTGTATTGGAGACATGCCTATTGTTGGCCGTGCCAAAGAAAGGTTTGGCAGTTTTGTCCAGTTGTCTGTGACACTGCGTGTTATAATCATATCACCTACTCTCAATCCATCCTGGAACTCTAGCGGTGGACTAGTAGCGATCACATTCCAGTCACTCCAATACCTTATATCTATCGTATCACCGGTAGGACGTGCGAACGTGTACCCAGCTCTTGTTTCTCTACCTAGTGTTGCGAAGTTCTGTGAAGTGAGATTTATGTGTGAGAACGGGGTATCGACGCCTCTCCTATGTATTTCCCTATGTAGTTCTGCAGGAAGGCGCGGGTCATCAAGTATAGCTCCTCCACGTAACTTTCTACCAGATCTCCTTTTCGCCCCACCTCTCGATCTCCTTCTCGATCTCCTTCTCGATCTCCTGCTCGATCTCCTTCTCGATCTCCTGCTCCTCGATTTCCTTCTCGATTTACTCCTCGATCTCCTCCTCGATTTCCTCCTCGATTTCTTTGACATGCTTCTCGATCTTCTTAATCTTCCTTTTGACTTGGAGAGAATACGTTTGCATTTTGGATACGCTCTCATAGTCTGGGAGTAGCTGACGGCAATTGCCTGAGATCGTGAGGTATAGTTCTCATGCATATTCTGTCTTATTTTATTAGAAAGTCGTTGTTTACAGAGAGATATAGACTTGCTTTTTCTCCTACTTTTTCTTCCGTTCTTTCCGTTCTTTTTCCCGCTCCTTCTCATTTGTTAATGCATTCATAAAAATGATCCAGATTTAGAAATTTACTATGAACATAGTGAGAGAACTCTGAAAAGATTATAAACAAGACATATGCTAGTACGGACTTCCATTTTACATAGCCACGAAAGTATAGTGATTTTTACATAAAAAAATAAATAAAAATGAGTTTTGTTTCTTTCTCTCGCTTAAGAAAGACATGGAAGCTGAATTTGCCGAACTAATTAACTCAGTCGATGATTTGAAGGAGAAGTTGTCGGATGACGAATACCTCACGCTATGCAATCTACTTCAGAAAGCGCGTGGTGTCTGTAAACAGAATAGTTTATACGTTGTAAAGTACGTCGACATGACTATCACTACAGACATTCGAACAATCTCAATGGTAGAGCAACATGTGAAGAAGGAAATAGTTCGTCCGTGTGATTTTTTTATACATTACAAGGGAATAAGTGGACGGGCAATGTTGGATGAGATAGTGTTGAAAGTGAGGGATGATATTCGTTTAAATGGATATGCAAAAGTAACAAAGAAACAAGACCCAGATATGTGTATACATTCTTGTGACCCGGAAACGATTGTGGATATCTATGTGGATGAAGGGGAAGTGTATGAAGAAGCGATTCGTGCACGATTGAACCGAAGCCCTGACATTATCGTGTTATCATTTGATCCATACGGGGAAGACCATGCTTCTGATCCTCCGTTACATTCAATAATTAGTAACAAGTTGTTTGCAGAAATCGCTAGGAATGTAGCTAGAGGTTCGTGGGTTGTTTCATCAAACGACGGTCGTTCTGTTAAAGAGAAACGTAGTAATCGGGTAATGGCATTTTGTGACGAGAATAACAGATGGCAACCAGTTGAGTATCGTGAGACGGAGTAGAAGGTACGTAGCTGTTATGGAATATAACAGACATGTTTTTTAGCACGAAAGTAACGTTACTTTCGTGCTTTTGTATTGTGTACCGGAGGTTGGTCATGAGACTGTCTCGCGGGATTCTTTGTTCACTTCGAATGTGTTTCTTGTTTATTTTCTGATTTAAAGAATAGAGAATGTATGTCAAATTTGAATTTATGTGCAAACTATTGAGCAAAATATGTGGAATGCAAGAGTTAAGAACAACTAGTTATAAGGCTTTTAGCGTGGCTACAGAAGTAAATATTACAAATCTCATTAGTTTGCATAAGTCGCCTGAACAAATGCTAACTACTAATAACCCAATCATCAAGGATCCCCAAACTCTCGGATCTAGACTGGAAGTTCTCAAGAAACTTGGTAGTGGTGCATCGGCGAGCGTATATGCAGCCAAACGTATTGACGATGGTGAAATAGTTGCAATCAAGGTCGTAGATAAAAGGCGCAACCCACACTGGAAAGAAGAAGTGCAAAGCATGACAACAATTAAACATCCGCAAATTGTGCATATCCTAGGTTTATACGAGACTAATGATCTAGCATGTCTTGTTATACCTTACTACAGTGGGGGCGATCTATTCGAAAGAATTATGCGTGATCAAAATGGTTTCGATGAGAAGAAAACAATGGAAACAGGTCTAGAGCTGTTGGATATCGTTTCTGGACTTCATGGCGAGAACTTTGCACATCTTGATATTAAACCCGAAAACTTCGTGTACGATGCAGACAACAAACTTGTGATTATCGATCTTGGGAACGCTACTCCTCTCACGACAATTACTCTCGATAGGTTAGTGGGTACGCCACACTACTTGGCTCCTGAGGTAGCATTCCATAATAGATTTGAGGAGAAAACAGATCTATGGGGTATTGGATACTGTATGTATACAATGCTACAGAAACAATTCCCATGTGGGACGGTACGTGAAGGGAAGGAAGAATGCCCTGCATACGGTTTTATCGCAAAATCAATCGACGGAATCGTTAATTTATCTACTGAGGGACGTAGCATCCTCCATAGTATGCTTGACCTTGTTGTTGCAAGGCGTCCCACGATTGAAGAATCGAAGAATCGGATTATTGAACACCTTGAATCTTTTTGGTAGGACAACATACATGTCTCTTTGATTTCATAGGAAATCTAAGAAAATATTATGTGACGCAATAATCACCCCTTAATTGGGGTGATTATTGCGTCACATAATATTTTAATATACATGTCATAATATCCAACCACTACTTTAGACTTATTTGAGAATACTATTAATAGTTTCAATAGCCCTTTCAACCATACTCCCTATTATTTCGTTTTCAACTGTGTCGCACGCATCCAAAAGTGCTGTTGCTCCACCAATAAGTTCTGAACGAATATTTGATATATTATGTCTTATATCGCATTCTTTCTCCCTTGTAGCAACTGCTTGTAGACGCTTCTTCAATTGTTCCTTTTCGAAAGCCAACTCTTTCCTTTCTTGTTCATATATTTGTTGGTTATCCTCTAGGATTTCTGACTTTGCAAGAACGTCGTCGTGCAATGCAATCGTAACTGACTGTTGTGACTTCAACTCTTTAATCATACTATCATTTTTTTGCATGTCCGATGCAAGAGGATAATGTGTCTTATATATTTCAAGCAATTTGTCGAAGAAATCAGTTCTCATGATACATGGATACTTAATCATTTTTGCGATCTCGATATATTCACTTGTTAATGGCACTGGATCGCCAGTTATGTCTATAGGATAAACACCTGTAGGTGTATCATAACTAGAGGTCGTGTAACGTACCATTGCGTGTCTACCTAAGGATGTAAATAGTTGATGGCTAACATGCTGATTGCGGTGAATGGGAACACAGGCAATAATAGTTTCTTTCGGAAGTAGAACAATAGATAGCATTCTGCAAGTGTCGTTTCTGATTATATCGTCCGAGTTTATGTCGGGTATACAATCAAACCGTTGAGTTAGATCGAAGGTGGGGAAGAGGGATGTTGTCTGATTATTTTCGTGATTACGTAACATTGACATCACTGGTTCTGCAACTTTAGAAAAAGTTGTTTGTACAAGTTTTTCCATAGCAATTGTACACGCTGATTGGATAGAGTTACTCGCATCCTCGAAAAGATCACGACTATCTTGAAGTCTTTCCTCTTCCTTCTTTTTCATCGATTCTAGTTCATCTCTCAATTGTTGAATTTCTAGTTCATAGTTAATATCTTTATTGGGGATAGATGTATACTCTGGCGGTGGTCCTCCTACAATAGCACATTTTGGAATTTGACTTGACATCATCGTATATGTTTGAACATTTTATAGTAAAAATCAATTTTAAAAAGAATTGAGGTTTCATCGCCGTCCAAATCATATTTTTATTCTCTCCCTGACCCAGATGACGCTCACATCATTCTAGTAACCCAAGATCGTCCTCGGTAGTCCACACGTTAGATGCGGGCCGCTCTGTAGGAGCGCTAGCTGCAACAGGAATGTCTTTCAATCCTGGGGGGTGATAGATCTCGACATTTAAATCCATCACGACAGTATATATTTCACAATTCCTCATCCATTTGTCACTTTCAAAGTATCGACTCAACAAGCAATTGAAGCAATCGGCATGCCCAACCAATGCAATCCTTGTTTCCGGGCGGTTTTTCAAACGAGCCACTAGTTGATCGATTCTCGATTCCAGATGCACTTGTGGCTCGAAATATCCGAACTCAGTGAATACCCTTCGCCCCTCTAGCGGATCGTTGGAATCACACTCCTCGGGTGTATACCACCAAACATCCGGAAGATCCGAAAAGTCAAACTGAGGGAAGCGCTGCTGTAGGTCATCCTTCGAGCTTCCGATGTCGCAGGCCGCCTCGAGATGTTCAGTGTGCTCAGCCCAGACTTCGAACCTCGCAGAGGGGTGCTTCTCCGCGGGGAACGCTAGCAGGGCAGTCTGAAGCGCACGAGAGAGCGGCGAGACAATAATCAGCTCAGGGTTCGCGGATTGGCATTCGGGTATCATTTTTGTTGCCTGTTGATGGCCGACCTTTGTGAGAGGTGCATCGAACACGCAGGGATCACGCTGTTCGGTATCGTACACAACGTTGTGCTCTGATTGTCCGTGTCGCAAGAGAGTTATAATCTTGTGTGGGTATCGAAATTGCCTCGACGCGTTCACGATCCCTTGGTCAATAGAAGATTGTGTTTGTGACGTTGGTTGATTGCCCATTGATGCGTATATATCATAGCGCTATTGTTTAAATATTTACGCAATTGAATTATGATAACAGACAAATATATCATATATACGGAGATATTGATGGAATCAATCAGAAGATATAGTCAAGTATATGTGATCTCGAATGACAAGATCCTGTTCAATACCAACAATCACTGGGATAACGGTCGCCCAGACAACTACAGATATATTGTTGACCGATACAATACCTCAAATTGGATTGATCGCTTTCATAAAGATAACTACTTCTTTTTGACTCTCGATCGAGACGATTTGAAATGGATGGAGGACGCGTTCAGAATAGGGATAACTACCCGTAAGTTTTCACACCTGTTTGATGATGAACTCGAAATTACCTGTGATAAACATAGGGAGAAAATGAATGATATCAACAAGCACCTCTCTTCGCATGAGAAGGGATGGTTTGTCAGAACCGAGAATGTGTCATTAAAAGAAGGTCAATTCGGTATAGGTCCTTATGATAATCTCGAGAACATCATTAAGTCGATGGTTTCAAGCACTGCAGGTCATTATGCGTTCGGGGAGACAGACACTGAGTGTATAATTTATTTTATGCGTTGGGTAGATATGGATTACGACAAAGAATTCCGTATCTTCGTGTACAATAATAAGATTACGGCAATTTCAGCACAACATCTCTACAGTATAAATAAATGGCTAAATTCAATGTCTGATGAAGAGATAGGGGGAGTTGTGTATAAAATCTTGCAATACTTCGAAGAACATATCAAAGATAAGCTATTTGACTTTGAAAACTATACCATGGATCTAGCGCTAATAGGAGATGATGAAACTCCCTACTTCATTGAGCCTAATTCGTTTGGATCGGAGTATGCATCTGGATCTTCGCTCTTTCATTGGATTAACGATCACGACATACTTCATGGGAATGGTCCCTTAGAATTAAGATACGTTAGCGACAATTAAATGTCGAAAATTTTCTCGAAATCGAATTTCTCTCATCTTGGAAGACAAAAATATGGGAACCATGCAATCATGCACTCAAACTCAGACGGAAGTCGAAACATTATTCATCCCCAACACATCTGCTCTTGTGAGGAAGAGTCTTGCTGCTTGTTTATCAAACGGAGTAGCATTTGCCGACAACAGTGGCAGTACTAGTGGGGCCATCCTAGAAGCTCTCCGCATGTTCACTGTATCTTTAGCACCGGCGAAGACTGCACTATGGAGCACAACATGTAGACCACTTGTAGATACACATACAGTTCGGTGGCTCTCAGAAGGAGGAACAGTACCTTCCTCTATCTACGCTACAACCTCATGGGTTTGTTCAGCAGAATCATTCATTCTTCTCACAGACGGGCAAGTATCTACCCGTGAAGTGCAGACGCTCACAAATTTTACTTATCATACCAGTCACATTCCTACGATTCTTGGAATTGCTACATGCGGTCTTGACCCTGATAGAGATATCAGCATGTTTAATGTATCTGTACTTATGTCCCATTTCACAGCATCGCGCAACGCTATTATTGTCGTGATGGATAGAATGAGCGCGAGTCAGGAAGTTGTGTGGGTACTGGCCGCGAAGGGAGATTTCGCAGATCATCAAATATTCGGAGATCTTCCAGATCTTGGGGGCAATCCGTCGCTCGGAAGTTTCCCGCGCGTCTCGATCAACTCGTTAAAGAAGATAACAGTAACATTGCTCTCTCCACAGCCAGCAGGTACTGTTTTGGTGAATAGCGGACAACATTATCTTAGACTTGATATGCTCCTCCAATCCACTGAGAATTTTTGGGCTCTGGCAGAGATGGCTGATGAGTTGGAGATGGAGAACATTGTACGGACAATGCAAAACAAAGGTGATACCGTATTGTTCCGACAATATCTTCAGTCTGTAAGTCTACAATTGGATAACGAAGTACAGACAGAGATAGATAGTGCACCAATATCGGTTACACAACTTTTATCCCGGCTTCGTCATACGCAGAATACAGAAGAACGTTCAGATCTCACAAACAAGCTCTTAGCAGCAGCCGGAGCAGATGCAGAGGAAGTAAGTGCTCGTCGCTCAAAGGGTCGGTCGCAAGTGCGAGGAAGGCGTGCTATCATTGGCGGAATGCTCCAAGCATTGTGTGAAGTGGAACGAGCGGGTATGGGTGCGGACAGTCTCGGTAGGCTTAGCAATCGGGCAGCACGAGCGAAGAAGGTTGAGACTCTCGCGCGAATGGATTCTCTAGATATGGAGGGAGCACCTACTGACGAGGATTGTGTGGTGATGCTCGATTCTGGTCCAGCCGCTCTGATCGTCCGAGCAGTGCTTCCAGAAGAAGCGGAAGCAAACACCAATGACTTCGCCATGGATTTCCCTCTTGCAACTGGTGGAACTGTTCGCAACGATATATGGCTCCCAGACGTGATTGGGATTTCAAATGGCACTGCCGACCAGATCGAAGCGACCCAAGTGTCTGCCCTGGCACGTGAACAGACGGTTGTTGCAATTCCTATCCTCTCGCTCGAAACACAACCCAACAGAAATGCAGTCTTCCAACGTCTTTCCGTAGCATTCGGAGGTGGAATCCAAGTGGGTAGTATCTGGATGGTGGCACTGGCAAGCATTGTCAATACTCTCGAGACTAAGGAGTGGGCAAGTGCAGATACTCCAATTGGTAGATTACTACACTTCCTGGGACAACAGATTATGACTCATATCTTACTACCCAAGGGTCACAAGCTCTCTCCGTATACAAACACAACAATTGGACAAGCACTTGCGCAACACATTGCAGAAGATGAGTTCGTCCAGCATCAGCCATTGAGAGCAACTGTCGTAGCATCTCTGTCTATCCTTAGATGGGGGAACACTATGACGACAGCGACTCCAGAACACTATCGGAGATGCGTGATCGCTAGAGCTATCCGATCGGTTCCACAGGAATATCTCATCAGATTGAAGAACTCAAATATATCTGATCCTCCAAACATAGTGACTCTATGGGATGCTATCTACACAATCCGCCCTGGTCAAAGACAAGTCGTGCCCGTTGCAGGATCGCACCATGTAGTGAGTTCATGGGAAGGAGTACTCTCAAAAGAGTCACGCATCGCTCTGGATATGTTCACACGAGGATATGCGGAACTCACAGGAGGTGATAATGACAGAGGAGACTCCCTTATTACTCCCGGATTAACAATGGTTGTGCGGGCCGTGCTTTCAGAGATAAGTACTTGTGGACTCAGCGCTACTGTAGCAGTTGATAAGGTATGCGCGTTCCATCCCATATGCGCTGCAGAATTCAGTCCAACTACTCTTGGACATGCAGATGAACAAACATGCCTTGACATTTTAGCAAAGTGGTTAATCTGGGCGCGTGCTCCTATCACACCAGTACCGCCATTCGCAACTCAGTATGGACCATCAGTACTGTTCTTCTACCATGGTCGCGCCCAAGGAGGAGGAATTACCAATATGACAGAAGGATTTGTGTGGGATGTGGAGGAAGATAGTAATGAGCGTATGAACAGACTCACTGAGTATATCCGTCAAACACGAGCGAACTTACTTTACATGGAGTACCAGTCCAACAGAGACGGATCGTTCAACAACAGAACGACAAATCAACCACTCCATCGTCATATGCGAGACCAATGGGTAGCGACCCCCGATATAGATCCAACTTCTGGCGAATTTGTGAGCAAGACTGTACAACGAATCATTTCGGCTGGAACAGGCAATCTACACGCTGAGTGTCTAGAACACGATATAGCGATGCTCGGATCAAGTCTGCGAGATATCGGTCGCGTCGATGCTTCGATGATCGAGAGGGTATCACTTAGAGAAAGAGTAGAACTTGAGCTAGCAGGACGAACAACTAACGAACTCGATGTATCGTCCGCACCCCCAGCAATCTGGGTCCCTACAACAGATCCCGCTATTCAAGAAACGCTGGTAGCTGCTGAGCAAGTGACCAGAGAAGCAATCGCAGTTGCAGCACACATTACGACAGAAGTCGATCAGAATATTCCAAAGATGTCCACCAATAGACTATCCCGGTTCATCACCAAGCTGTTGCGACACACAGTCCAGAGCTACGGAGTGCCAGTACGAACAGATGGCTACGTGTCTGTAGAACAGCTTTTAGCACTTGCAGAACTGCGAGGTGCGGAGATGCAACAAATAATCGATATCTCATCGATTGACAAGAAGGGTCGATTCCAGATCACCAATATCGATGGATATCTCTTCATCCGCGCGACACAAGGACACTCCATCGCCTCTATCGATCCAGATCAACTCATGGACAGAATCACGGACCCGAATCAGATTCCAGTATGCATCCACGGAACGTACGAAGAGAGCTGGAAAAACATTAGAATGACTGCTCTAGACAGAATGCAGCGGACACACATCCAGATGGCTGCAGGTCTCCCAACAGATCCAGAAGTTGTGAGTGGAACCCGTCAAGGAGCTGAGATCTATATATATATCGACGTTGTGCGAGCAATGGAATCAGGCATCCCCTTCTACAGATCACACAACAACGTCATCTGTTCCCCTGGTCCAATCCCTCCGGAGTTCTTCCTTCAAGTCATTCGGAGAAGAGACAACAAGTCGCTGGTTGAGTGGAAAGAGTAATAAATTATCAATGGAGAAAAAGATCCAGACAAAAACAAGTCATTCTCTGAGTTAGATCATAGTATATATAAGAACCCTATAGTGAAAGCTATAGGGTTTCTTGCGTGCTTCTAAAAATTCTTTTAGAATTGTTTTTTCGGCAAGTCTTGAGTCAAATATAACACTTATGTTTGGTATATGTCAACCACATCTTAGAAGCATACTACAATGTATTATTTCACGATTCCTATACCGTGAAGAGATCAATAATATGTGTGGGGCGAATACGTACCTCAACGAGTTATATCTCGAAAATTGGCGGTATGTTTATAAGATATGCTTGCATTACCAACCTCATAATTATGATGGACCAACAGTAATCAACGCTTATGGTGATCAGTGCTGGTATAAGGAAGGGAAGCTTCATAGAGGAGGGGATCAACCGGCAGCAATCTACGCAAACGGTGATCAGGTGTGGTATAAGGAAGGGGAGTTTCATAGAGACGGAGATCAACCGGCAATAATCTACGCGAACGGTGGTCAGGAGTGGTATAAGGAAGGGAAACCGCATAGAGACGGGGATCAACCAGCTATAATTTGTGCGGACGGTAATCAGGCATGGTGGGTAGAAGGGAAACCGCATAGAGACGGGGATCAACCAGCTATAATTTGTGCGAACGGTAATCAGGCATGGTGGGTAGAAGGAAAACGTCATAGAGATGGAAATAGACCTGCAGTAATCTTCGCGAACGGTGATCAGGAGTGGTGGAAGGAAGGGGAGTATATTCCCCAAGACGTAGCAACGTATTCCTGTTTGGTCCAGTGATGTGGTCTCCGGGTTAAACTTCTCGTATAATTTTCTGGTAATTGATAATTTATGCAAACATATGACATTTATTTGAGACTTATGTCCAATATCTACGATCTGATGAGCACGCAACCTGATAATTATGATGGACCGGCCGTAATCGACAAGAACGGTGATCAGGTATGGCTTAAGGGAGGGAAGTTTCATAGAGAAGAGGATCAACCGGCAAGAATCCGCTCAAATGGCACGCATGAGTGGTGGAAGGAAGGGAAGTTTCATAGAGAAGGAGATCAACCGGCAAGAATCTGCTCAAATGGCACGCGTGAGTGGTGGAAGGAAGGGAATCTTCATAGAGAAGGAGATCAACCGGCAAGAATTAGCGCGAATGGCGATCATCTGATATGGTATAAGGAAGGGAAGCTTCATAGAGAAGGGGATCAACCAGCAATAATCTTCGCGGACGGTACTCAGAAATGGTATAAGGAAGGATGGATTCATAGAGACGGGGATCAACCGGCAAAAATCTGGGCGGACGGTACTCAGTACTGGTATAAGGAAGGGGTACTTCATAGAGAAGGGGATCAACCGGCAATAATCTACGCGAACGGTGGACAGGTATGGGGTAAGGAAGGGAAATATCATAGAGACGGGGATCAACCGGCAATAATCTACCCAGACGGTACTCTGGAGTGGTGGAAGGAAGGGAATCTTCATAGAGACGGAGATCAACCGGCAATAATCTACGCAAACGGTAATCAGGAGTGGTGGAAGGATAGTAAGCTGCATAGAGACGGGGATCAACCGGCAATAATCTACGCGCACGGTAGTCAGGAGTGGTATAAGGAAGGGAAGCTTCATAGAGGAGGGGATCAACCAGCAAGAATTTACGCGAACGGTACTCAGTTCTGGTATAAGGAAGGGAATCTACATAGAGACGGGGATAATCCGGCAATAGTCCGAGCGACCGGTGAACAGCAGTGGTGGAAGGAAGGGAATCTACATAGAGACGGGGATAAACCGGCAATATTCTACACAGACGGTGATCAGGAGTGGTGGAAGGAAGGAAAGTTGTATAGAGACGGAGATCAACCAGCAAGAATTGAGAGTCGTTAGGGCAGATGGAGTAACACAAATCTGGGGTCGAAAGAAGAATAAAATTTGCGAATCTCTTAGTAAAGAGGATGTGATAGAGTATATCCAAATGTCTACCGCAGAAGATGCATGGTTACCTATCAAGCTCCTTGTAGATAGGAAGTATGATATAACGCTTATCAACCTCACAGATGTGCTATGGAGACCTTATTGGGATGAGTAATTGGGATGAGGGATAAGAATAATTTGAAGTAAGCCTGCCAAGAGGGTAGGCTTACTTGCGTTCGTTCTCCAGAAAGTTATTGAAAATTGAAATTTAGAAGTAAAATATGGATTAGATATGTGTCATGCCAACAAATAAAGACGAAACTATGGAATGTGTAATCTGTTGTAATGAAAAATCAAGGGCTACAGTCACATGTCCGAAGTGTGACTTGGCATGCTGCCAAGGATGCTTCAGGCGGTACTTACTTGAGTTGGATGGTGATGCAGTATGTATGAATCCTGAATGTGGTCACGCCCTATCTCTGGACTTCATAGCTGGCAACACGCCGAAGATTTTCCATAACGATCAGTACCGCAAACATCGTACTGAAATTGCATTGAGCAAAGAACGTTCTCTTCTCCCAGGTACTCAGCATCTCGCCGAGAATCAGTACAAGGCCGTCGGGATCATGGAGGAGATAGGTCAAGCACGTAAACAAGAGGCTTTGTTGAAACAACAATTACATGAAATCAAAAATCATCGCCACACTCTCGAAATACGACACCAACGGCTTTCGAACATCAAGGAGAAGGAACAGGTAACCAAGGCACAGTTCATCAAGGCATGCTCAGTTCAGAACTGTCGCGGATTCCTATCTGCTGCTTGGAAGTGCGGTATTTGTCAGACATATGCCTGTTCAAAGTGCCACGAGGTGAAGGACGGACGTGATGACGAGAACCATGTATGCAAACCAGAAAATGTGGCTACAGCAAAGTTGCTTGCATCTTCCACTAAGCCTTGTCCTAAGTGTGCAGCCCCTATCCATAAAGTATCCGGATGTAGTCAGATGTGGTGCCAGCATGAGGATACACCTATATGGATGTGGGATGGTACGAAGAAAAGAGCCAAGTGTATCGAAATAGGGGATCTGATTATCGGGGACGACGGAACTCCACGCAGGGTGGAATGCTTAACTAAAGGCGAAACAGATTTATTCGAAATCGAGCAAAGCTTTGGCGACAATTATAAGGTCATCGGTAACCATCTTCTCACACTTCGTAATGGTGATAAACTAGTCGACATTTCAGTGAATAACTATATGGCTCTATCAAACCGAGATCGAATTAGAGGGTATCATCGGGTAGCTGTTGAAGCTATTCAGTGGCCTGAGCAAGAAGTACATCTTGACCCGTATATACTTGGAATGTGGCTTGGAGATGGGATGACACGGGGAGATGGCTTTTCGACAAACGATATCCCATTACTTAGGCGATGGATTGATTGGTGCAGCAACAATGATCTCGAAGTAACTCACGGCCGTCCCTTCGGATATGATATCAGGAACACAAATCAAGGACATAGACTTCCAGTTGGGTATGAGTCAATGGAGACATGTACTGGGTGTAAAAAGAAATCGTCAGTGATGTGTGCGAGTGTTGAAGAGTTGGAACTTCTAATAGAACAAGAACCTGATAATGTAGAATATCAAGAGATTTTGGAGTGGCGCTTGTCTCTACCCATACGAACTAACGATCTTATTCTTGGCAAGAGCATGAAGACAAACCGATTTAAAGTTATGTTGCAAGAATGTGGAGTACTGAATAACAAGCACATTCCACTTGAATATTTGTGCAACTCGCAAGCCGTGAGACTTGAAGTACTAGCAGGAATAATTGATACCGACGGCAATAAATGTAACCAGGCGTACCGTATCTCTCAGTGCATTGGCCGAGATGCATTGTGTGATGGAATTCGTGATCTATGTCATTCTCTCGGACTTGCCACAACAAGAAAAACAGACAATGTCATTTTTCCTCACGGAAACAAGTGTAACACTCAGGATCAAGTGTACATACGTGTTATTGGAGATACAACAAAGATCCCACTGATACTAGAATATAAGAGAATTGATTCACAAGGAGAATATCCAGCGTCCACCATCAAAGTCAAGTCAGTCGGAGTTGGACGGTTTGTAGGATGGGAGATTAGTGGGGGGAGCCACAGATATCTTCTCGGCGATGGGACAGTGACTCATAATTGTCCTCTTTGCCATACCGTGTTCAATTACCACACAGGAAAACTTGAAAAGGGTATCGTACACAACCCCCACTATTACGAATGGCAGAAAAAGAACAGGGAGGCTCCTCTAGCTCAGGATGCCGATCCGTGTGGAGCAGGGCGAAACGTGCCACAAGCTCGAGATATGAGAATTGCGGCTGAAATGAGAAGCGAAAAGTTATTCAAGGGATGGGAAGAATGCCATAGGTCAATTCATCACTTTCAAAACTGGGTCTTGCCTAGGTACCCAGCCGAAAACGGTATATTAGACAACACTGATCTACGAGTGCAGTTTCTGATAAACAATATATCAGAGAAGGAATGGGCGGCAGCACTTCAAAAGCGGGTGAAGCAGCGTGAGAAGAACGTTGAGATCCGTCAAGTACTTGAGATGTACACAGCGACATTGGGTGACTTATTCCATGCATACGTAAAAGGTCCTATGGATCTCGAAGGACAGTGTAACGCGATCCGCGAGTACGCAAATGACCAGTTCAACAAGATCGCAAAACGCTACGGGAACAAGGCTCCACTAATTAACACCAAGTGGTTTGAGGCGAAGAAGGACGACAAGATATAGATATATAGATATATAGATAAGATATATAGAGAAGATATATAGAGAGGATATATAGAGATATTTGGGACTGAAGACCGGGTGTAATTGCCTGGTCATTTTTCCTAGGTAAAAAATTTAATATAAACTCAGATTTAATTTACACATAAATTAAATGAGTATATGTTCTCGATGTCAGAATCCTGTTGATGCTCATAGCAGTGTCCAACTTATGCTCACTACCAGTCCGAATAAGGGTCTACAGTACCCTATAAACTACTGCATTCCATGTGCAGTGCAGCAAGTGAGGAAGGATATTCCATGTGCATATCTGAACGAAATGGGCGATGCGTGCGAGTTGTATCATTGTGTTCAAAAAGTAATTGGGTTGCCTTCAGAGTCAGCTTCTCCGTCCGACCAATGGCTGTTGACTTTTGTACCGGGAACGATGTATGATGGGGTGCCTATCAGGACAGGATTTATGAAATGGTGGATAACCCCAACTCTTCCCGCAACTATAGATAATGAAGGTGCACGTGCCTTGGAATATGAGATCATCATATATAAAGAGATCGTAAGACCATTAATATATGAGAAAGTGTGCCCAAATTTTGTCCGTTACCTAGGGTCGTCTACTGGATGCAAAAGTTCTCAATTGATAAACTTTCTTGTTGATAGAGCACCTGTTAGAAAAGGGCCTAGAGTTATGACGTTTAATCAAGCAGCAAGGGCAAAGAATGTATCAGTGTCTTATTTGCTCGCGCTATCTGATGGCAGACCCAGCATCAATTCTGCATACAACATGAACCCTGTCGTACCACAACTAAAAATGTTGCAAGACTTTAAGTTCAGCGTGCTTATCAACGAGGCATTCACACCAGGGACACAAAATTTTATGGATTGGATGAAATATAATTATAAGTATCCGAAACTAGTATACAACATACTATTCCAAATCATGGTAGCATGCTACGCCCTAGGCCTCTCAAAGACAACTGCGAATGATCTACATATGGGTAATGTCTGGATCGAACCATTGTCTGAACCACGAACATACGTATATATTATTAACGGTACACCCTATACCGTTGAGATAGAATATCTCGCCCTGGTATATGATTTCGATCGCGCATACTCAGAGAAGTTCGGTGATAATCCGATGCTCGAAGATGGGTTCTTATGTCAATCTAATAATCAGTGCAACGAAACAGTAATGAACAAAGATGCTATCAAGTTTTTAATGTATCTCTGTCCACACTTCGCAACAAAGCAGACGATTCTTGACATTATATCTCCTCCAAACATACAAGGTGATGTCTTACAATTTCTATCTCAAGAACCCGACAAGCTGGTATTTTTGATGAATGGCAATAATAGACTTACGGCTGATGCACTTAACGCACTCAACCCAATGGACGTGATAATCGCGAAGATTGCCGGCATGTCCGGAGGAATACATGTTGGTGTTGCCGATCCGAGTAATCCAGACACATATATCTGTGATCCTTCGAGATTTGCACCAGATGGTACTCTCATAGTTACACGCAGTGGCATATAACAACAATAGAAGAGAACCTACGATCGACTCAGGATCCGTAATAGAGAAAAATAATCACAAAATGATTTTGTATCCAAGTCTTGTTATAAACACTATGTCTAATATCTCTAATATCTCTAATATCTCTAATATCTCTAATATCTCTAATATCTCTAATATGTGTCAACCACAACTTAGAAGCATACTACAATCTGTTGTTTCACAATTCCTATACCGTGAAGAGATCAATAATATGTGTGGGGCGAATACGTACCTCAACGAGTTATATCTTGAGGATTGGCGGTATGTTTATAGGATATGTCTGCATCACCAACCTCATAATTATGATAGACCAGCAATCGTTGATGTGGACGGTGATCAGTATTGGTATAAGGAAGGTGATTTTTATAGAGAAGGGGATCAACCGGCAGTAATCTACGTGAACGGTACTCAGTCATGGTATAAGGAAGGGAAGGTTCATAGAGACGGAGATCAACCGGCAGTGATTCACGCAAACGGTAATCAGGTGTGGTATAAGGAAGGGTATATTCATAGAGACGGAGATCAACCGGCAATAATCTACGCGAACGGTAATCAGGTGTGGTATAAGGAAGGGAATCTTCATAGAGAAGGGGATCAACCGGCTATAATATGGACGTACGGTAGGCGTGAGTGGTGGACTGGAGGGAATCTTCATAGAGAAGGGGATCAACCGGCAAGAATTTACGCGGACGGTACTCAGGAATGGTGGATAGAAGGAAAACGTATAAATGATTTGTTGCATTAAGTATTGTTATATTCACAAGACTATGACAATTTGTCAAATAGATCTTAGGAGTATACTACAATCTGTTGTTTCACAATTCCTATACCGTGAAGAGATCAATAATATGTGTGGGGCGAATACGTACCTCAACGA